AGGGAGCGGCTGAAAGAGTATGAGGAATCAGGGCTTGAGCCGGAAGAGGTTAGGATGCTGACGGAGAAACTTAAAAGCACTAAAAAGGATGATGAAAATTGAATCTTGCATACTGCATCGACTGCATGACCGCGCTTAAGCATATACCGGACAAATATTTTGACCTCGCTGTAGTAGATCCTCTGTATGGGCTGCCGAAAGGCAGTTCAAGAGGCAGTGGGAAGCTGAAATCAAGGATCTTTCATACCGGCGATATTAAGCAGTGGGACAAAGCACCTGATAAAGAGTATTTTTACGAACTCTTCAGAGTGTCAAAGAATCAAATAATCTGGGGCGGAAATTACTTTTCATTGCCTCCCTGCCGGTGCTTCGTAGTCTGGGACAAGCTACAGCCGTGGGAGAATTTCAGCCGCTGCGAATACGCTTGGACGAGCTTTAATAAGCCGTCAAAACTTTTTTCCTTTGATAATCGCACAAAAGGAAAAATCCACCCTACGCAAAAGCCGGTGGAACTGTATAGTTATCTATTTAGGATGTTTGCAAGCTCAACCGATAAGATTCTTGACACGCACCTTGGGAGCGGTTCAAGCAGAATAGCCGCGTATGATGCCGGGCTTGATTTTGTAGGGTTCGAGATAAGTGAAGAATACTTTGCGAATCAGGAAAAGCGATTCAACGAGCACATCGCTCAAACTAATTTGTTTTTGGACTTTAACGGAGGGAACGACAATGGCTAAAAGAAAGCCAAGAACCCGCGCAGAACATTCACCCAGCGTGAGCAGAGTTCTAACACAGCACTATATAAATAAGTGCCGCCCTACATACTTCAATCTGCGCATCCTGCCGAAAATATATGACTTCCGGCTGCGTCTCAGCTTGTGGATTTATCCGAAGTCGGATTGCCTCGGCTGCTGTCTTACTTGCAAGTACTTTAATAGTGACTGCCAGGGTGAGTTTTCAGAGCGTTGGGAGCAGTAGCACTCCAGGAGCGGGCTATCAACAACAATTCATAGCGTAATTATTGAATCAAAGAATCGGAGGAAAATGAAATGGATTTGAGTATTCAGAAGAGTATATCAGAAAAGATTAAAGAGGCAGTCGAAAACGGCGATTCAGAAGCGATTGCCAAAGAAGTTGAAGAAGGCGTAAAAAAATATTTGGAAAGCGTAAGGCTGGCGGTTGACGGTTATACGAACTATACACTTCCATGCGCTTTAGCAGCCTTGAAAATTGTCGAGAAATCTATTGAAAAGATGCACGCACGACCGGAAGATATACGGATAGCGGAAATTCTATCTATGGACTGCAATTATACTTGTGGTGCTATAACCTTTCCATGCGGCAAATAAGCGGAAGGAGCGGGCACAGATAAAACTTTTGTGCAGAGCACTCTATTATATATAGTATATCGGACAAGCCTACTCGGGCAAGTCTGAAAAGCGGGCATTAGTCCGTTTTTCGGGCTTGTAATAGATAATAACTTAGCGACCATTTTCATGATGTGACTCTCTTGGGGAGCGGGACATCTCTTAAAATACTTCTTGTGATTATTGGATGGGCGGGCGGCGCGGAGCTGAAAGACAGCACGAAAAAAATTTTGATGAAAGGGTGATAAGCTTGCGAAGTTTGTATCGTGAAAAAAGGTTTAAATGCGGGAAATATCTCGAAGTTGATATCTTTCCGGTGTTCGAGTATCAGCACAGCCGGGGCAAGAAGCGTAAGCCGACAAGTGATGTGCAGAAACGGCTCAATCAGCTCAACGCCGAAAAGAAGCTTATAAGATTGCTCAACACCAATTTTACAAACAGAGATATTCGCTTTGACCTTACATACAATGCCGAGCATCTTCCTACCTCGCCGGAGGACGCTCAGCGAGAAATGCAGAATTTCCTTCGCAGGGTCAAGAGATTTCGCAAACGTCAGGGGCTTCCGGATTTGAAGTACGTTGCAGTTACTGAAGTTGGAAAGCACACCGGGCGGATCCATCACCATATCATCATGAGCGGCGGGATTGATGTCTCTGACCTTTCCGCACTCTGGGGACGCGGATATACAACCGTTAAGCCGTTGCTATTTGATGATACTGGCATTGTCGGCATTGCAAAGTATTTTGTTAAAGAGCCGATACTTGGAAAGCGGTGGTGCGCATCAAAGAATCTGGATAAGCCTGGTGAATCGCAGAGGGACGGAAGAATCCCGAAGTATGAGGTCAAGAGAATGAGTGACGGCGGGATTGACTGCCGGGAGTATCTTGAAAAGCTTTACGATGGGTATGCCTTGGCGGAGTGTCAGCCGTTTTACAACGATGTTAACGGCGGGTATTATATCACGATTATCATGTATCAGAAGCCGGTTAAGAAACGTCAAGCGAGGTGAATTATAAGCTGTGAAAAAAGACTTTACACGCGACTACACAACGGAAATTTTCCGCAAGTATGCCGCCGCGAATATGCGTACATACGAGCAGGAACGCCAGCGGATATATAACTCCGTACTTGAAAAGTATTTGGCTCAGGGTGGTGAGATGGCTGTGATGCAGGCTGAGACCGCTGTCGCCGATAGCTATGCTTATCTTATGGACATAGCGGCGGCGCAGGCTACGTTTGAGATTCTGGAAGCCGGAGGTCAGGCGGATATCGTCAAGGCTGTTAAGGCGGTATATTGTGTATGCCCGAACGTGCCCATCAAGCGCGGAGAAATCACAGACAGGGTCTGTCGCTTTGCCATCGGCTTTCCTACGGACGCAAGCAACGTCTACCGATGGCTTAAAAAGGCGAGGCTGTTGTGCGCTCTGATTCGGGGCTTGAGTATCTCGGAAAAAGACCTTGCTATTGCCAAGAAGTATTACGGAGAAGTTGCGAGTAGTAGGCTCTATCCTGATGGTATTATAAAACTATAGAAGCATAACTAATTGCGAGCGCGAGAAATGACCGAGCAATATTTGAATTGGCTTAAGGGACTGATTGCAAAGAACGACCTTTCGCCTTTTTATTTGTCGAAGGAGTTCAGAAAGATTTCCAAAGAAGTCTTGAAGGAACAGAAGGAATGCCAGATCTGCAAGGCTAACCATGGACATGGTCCTGCTGAAATTGCGCATCATTTGTTTTATGTCAAGAAATATCCTGAGTTGGCGCTATCGATTTATACGCCGAGCGGCGAGCGGAATATTATTGCGGTCTGCTGGAAGTGTCACAACATAATACACTTCGGCAAGAAGAAGAGATACACCAATGTTGAGCGTTGGTAATACCCCCCTCCCGAAAAAACCGAAAATTTTTTTCATTAGAAAACCGGTGGGAAACTCGACAAAACCGATTTCTCGCGCGTGCGAGCAAAAATGCACTATATTTTTTAAAAGCAAGGCGATAAAAGCGCGAAAATTTTTGTAAAAAAGCGGGTGAAAACATGGCAACAGCAAAGTCAAAAGTAAAAGCTTCTTTACTGGAACAGTTGAAGCTGTCCGGCGCGGATAAGCCAGTTTTCATATCGCTGGTTGACGACTACATGAAACTGTGGTCTACAAAGGAAAAGCTGCTCAAGGACATCGAGACGCGCGGAATATCCTTCGAGGACAACTCCGCCTCGGGAAAAAAGATGATGAAGCAAAATCCGTCAACTAAGGAAGTTGTCGCGGTCAGCTCGCAGATGCTTAAAATCCTGGAACAGCTTAAAATCTCGACAAGCAATATAATCACCGAAGATGAAGCTATGTGACGAAATTGAGGAATACTTAGAAATCGTTGAATCCCCTGCCGCCGTCGTTTGTCCCGAGCAGATTATGTTTGCGAAGCTTGTGCGCAAGGTGTTTGAAACGGAAGATATCTATGTAGACACCGAACAGCTCGCAAAATACATGAGCTATCAGAAGTACTTTCCGTTTGAGCTCTACGCTTGGGAAAAGTGCATATTCGCACTTCACAACTGCACTTACGATAAAACAGGCTTCCCGCGCTTTCCCATCCTTTTCGGACTTCTCGGACGCGGAGCGGGCAAGAACGGATATATGGCGTTTGAGGCTTTTTGCTTAACCTCAGAAGCCAACGGCATTGATAATTACAACGTCGACATATTTGCGACGGCAGAAAAGCAGGCTAAGCGCTCTTTTGATGACGTTTATCAGGTCTTGGAGAAAAATGAAAGAAAGCTGTCGCGCTTCTATGCCTGGAACAAAGAGATAATCACCAACCGCAAAACAGGCTCCGAGATTTCTTTCAATACGTCCTCCGAAAAGACTAAAGACGGCTTCCGCCCCGGAATCGTGATGTATGATGAAGTTCACGCATACACAAACCGACGACTTATCAATGTTTCAGTCGGAGGTCTCGGAAAAGTTAAACACCCGCGCCGGACTTATATGTCTTCCCAAGGTAATGTGCGCGGAGCTGTTCTGGATGACGAGCTTGACAAGTGCATGAAAATCCTGACTGGCGAAAAGCCGGACAGAGGAACGCTGCCTTTTATATGCCGAATCAGCAGTGATGAAAAAATCTACAAGCCGGAATGCTGGGAAGAAGCTAATCCGACATTGCATTATCTCGGCAAGTCAGAATACGCGGACAACCTTTACCGCGAAATGCTGCTTGAATTCGAGGATTATAAAGACGACCCGATAAGTCACTCTGATTTTGCAACCAAGCGTATGAACAGACCCAAGGGAAATGTCGAAATACAAGTTACCTCATGGGTAAATATAAAAGCTTGCAGCAGAAGCATCGATGACATCACCGGCAAATACTGCGTAATGGGTAGTGACTACGCCTCTACGCAGGACTTTGTAAGCACCGGGTATCTATTTCTTATCCACAGCGAGTTAAAATGGCTTACGCATACATGGGTATGTAAGCATTCAAAGGACCTCCCGCGAATCAAATATCCGCTTGACGAGGCTGAGGCGCGCGGCGAGCTTACTATCGTGGATGATATAGAAATCAATCCGGAACTGCCCGCAGCATGGCTATTTGATACACGCGAAAGATTCCGCCTGAATGTCCTTGGCGGCGCAATAGACCGCTTTAGACATACACTTTTTGCAAAAGCCTTGAAAGAAATCGGCTATATTCCAGAACATCGAGAAGGAGGCGAAATAGTGGGCAATTTGAAACTTATTCGTCCTTCGGACATCGCGCAAATCGCCCCTGCCCTCTGCCTTGAGCTGGAGCGAAAAAGCATAGCCTGGGGCGAAAATAATCACACAATGCAGTGGTATACAAACAACGTCAAGAAGGTCACGGATTCCAAGGGAAACACCGCGTTTGAAAAGATAGAGCCGAAATCAAGAAAGACCGATGGATTTATGGCACTTGTGGCAGCTCGGACGCAGCTTTACCGCCTTGAGCCTTACGACCGTGAAGGTCAGATTCCCGCCGATCTCGGCGTTTGGACATATTAGGAGCAGAAATGAAAATCAGAAATCCGTTTAAGCAAAGAGCCAAAATCGAAGACAGCGCAACAAAGCAGGAACTTTTTGAAGCTCTGGGCTTGTCCGAATCCGCGTGCCGGATAGCGCTCGGAGAGTTTGCTATAAACTGCGCGATATCTCTTATTGCCGGACTTGTCGCAAAGTGCGAATTCCGCACCTACTGGAACGGCAAAAAAGTCAAGGGCGATGAATATTACCTCTGGAACATCAGACCGAATCCGTCACAGAACAGCACGCAGTTTATTCAGGAGTTTATACAGAAGCTATGCTGGAACAATGAAGCTCTGATTTTCTCAGTCGGCAATAATATCTATGTCGCGGATTCCTTTACCAAGACCGAATACGCCGTCAGGGAAACGGAATTTACTAACATCACCCGCAAGAACTACACGCTCTCAAGAAAGAAATACCGCGCCTCCGAGGTCATATATTTAAAGCTCAACAATACCAACGTTACCAAGCTTGTAAGAAACCTGCAAAACAGCTACAACGAACTGATATCCGAAGCCTGTGACAGATACTTAAAGCTCGGCGGCGAAAAAATAATACTGCAAATCTCCACCTTGGCGCGGGGCGACCAGGACTTTGATAAAACGCTTAAGAAGTACATGGAAGAATACTTCAAGACCTATTTCAGCAGTAAAAATTCTGTCCTGCCGTTGTTTGAAGGCTATAAAGTTGACAGCATGACCAGCGGTGAATCCAAAAAGACAGACGAAGTATCCGGCATTGCCGCGATAAAAAAAGAAAGCATGGACACGGCGGCACAGGCGTTTAAAATCCCGCCTGCTATACTGCGCGGAGATATCGCCGACGTCGATAATCTTGTAGACAATCTTTTGACATTTGGTGTAGACCCACTATGCTGCCAGATCGAAGAAGGGATAACTGCGGCGCGGTACAGCAAAGAAGAGTATCTGAGAGGCTGCTATGTGTCTATAGACACAACCGCCATCAAGCACCTTGATATTTTCAGCATGGCGGCGAACATCGACAAGCTCATTGCCTGCGGTTTTTATAACGTTGATGATTGTTTGGAAAAAGCGGGCGAAGCGCCGCGCAACACTAAATTTTCTCAGCAGTATGTAAGGACTAAAAACTACGAAGCGGAAGGGGGGTGAAAACAGTGCCAATGAATCTTAAAAGACTGAAATTTGACTTTAAGCAGGAGTTCTCCTCGCCTGATGTGCTTGCGCCTGATGTGCTTGAAATCCGTCTGTACGGCGAAGTTTGTGACGACGATTACAATTATTGGACCGGCGAAACAATCAAGAGCAAAACAAGTCAGAACTACTTCGCCGAAAAGCTCGACAAATACAAGGGCGTTAAGGAAATCCGGCTTTATATCAATTCCGAGGGCGGAAGTGTTGAACAGGGCTACGGAATATATGCGAACCTCAGCCGTCATCCGGCAAACAAGATTTGCTATATCGACGGCTTTGCAAACTCAATTGCCTCGGTTATCGCTATGGCTTGCGATAAGATTATCATGTACCCAAACAGCATTATGGGAATCCACAACGTATCGGAAATCGTTTACGGCAACGCCGCTGAGCTCCGCAAAACAGCTGATGACCTTGACAGAATCATGGAAGGAAACCGCGAGATATACTTACAGCGCTCCGGCGGTAAAATTACGCTGGAAGAGCTGACAAAGCTGCTTGATGATGAAACCTTCCTGACCGCCGCCGAGTGTCTGAAATACGGTTTCTGCGACGAGATAGACGGCGAGACAACAGCTGACAACAGTGCGATAGAAAAGGCAACCCAGTCGCTTGTAGTAAGCGCAAAGGAGCGGCTTTCCGTTATCAGCGGTATACACAATGTCGCCGCTAATCTCAAGCCGGAGGGAAAGAACACTGCCGAAAACAATATTTCCGGCAACCTCGAAACCATCAAAAACATCAGGCAGATCACCAGAACGCTTAATGACGGCACACCCGCCGCTACTCTTGCCGATGATGATATACTTGCTTGTATGTTAAAAACTTTTGAATCAAAGAAAGAAGGTTAAACAATGCCAAAAAATCTTGACACACTGCGCGAGCAGCTGAAAAGCACCAGCACCGCCCTTGCCGCCGCTATGACAGCCGGAGACGAAGCGAAGATAACCGCCTGCTTAGAGGAATATGGCAAGGCTTACAACGAGTATCACAACGATGGAATGCTGGAGCAGATAAGCGAACAGCTCGACAAAAGCGTCCTTACCGCTCGCGGCATAAGGCCCATCACCACCCAGGAACGCGAATTCGCCGACAGCTTCATTTCGGCTCACAAGTCGATTGACGTTAAGCAGGCACTTTCCGGCGTCCCGCTTGCACTGCCGCAGACTATCATCGATACAATTATCGACGATATGCGCTCGGAGCATCCTCTGCTCAATCATGTAGACCTGCGCACCACCGAGTTTAATGTTAAGACATTATACTCCGAGGACGGCGCACAGAAAGCGGTCTGGGGAGCGATAACCGACAAAATCAAAACCGAGCTTTCGCTTACTGTCAAGACCCTTGACGCCACACAGAACAAGCTTACAGCTTTTATCCCGGTGCCGAAAGGATATCTTGATTTCTCTGCCGAATGGCTTGTATCGTTGATTATTTCCATGCTTACGGAATCATTCGCACTCGGCATGGAAGCCGGTATCATCAACGGAACGGGTAAAAATGAGCCTATAGGCATGATGAAAGACCTTAAAGGTGCAGTCGTTGACGGCGTATATCCCGACAAGACGGCTATAAAGGTTACTGCCATCAATCAGGAGACATATCCCGCGCTTGTTGCAAAGCTGGCAAAGACCGAAAGCGGAAGATCAAGAAGAATTCCGCACGTTTTGCTCATATGCAACCCCGAGGACTATCTGACAAAGATTTGTCCCGCTACTACCGTACTTCGCACCGACGGCGGATATTCGCACGATGTATTCCCCTTCCCGACGGTCGTCGTTCAGAGCGAGGAGCTCCCCGCCGGAAAGGCTATCCTTGGAATCGACAAGGGATATATCCAGACCGTCGGAACAGCTACAAACGGCGCTGTTACATATGACGATTCCTGCCAGTTCCTTGATGATAACCGTGTATACTCCATCAAGGGCTACGGCAACGGCAAGCCCAAGGATAACAACAGCTTTATTATTCTGGATATCTCCAAACTGGAGGTATTAAGGCTTGCGGTTGAGCTTGTCAACAGTGGCACTAACACCGGGGCATAAGTAAATCTATAATACAAGGCGGTAAAGTATGACAGACAGAAAGCTTTTAGACGAAGTGAAAAATTACCTTGATATCACCTGGGATGATATAGACACCGATAAGAAGATATCCGGGATAATTGCACGCGGCAAATTAAAGATTATTGATTTAGTCGGCGCTTTCCGTTCCGACTTTGATAAAGATACCTTGGCAAAAAGCTTGCTGATGGAGTACTGCCGCCTTGCCTGGGCTGGCGTGCCGGAAAAGTTTGAAGAGATATTCCGCTCGGAGCTTATAGGCTTACGGCTTAAAAACATCACGGAGGATATGAGCAATGAGTAAATACACCCCCGAAACAGTAACCTTTAACGATGGCATATTTGATATCTACGCCTGCGATAAATACGGCAAAAAGTCGGAACTTATTTCTTCCGGGCATCGTTTCGGAATTAATACCATCGGCTCAACGCGGTATTATGCCGCCGCAGCTGCACAGGTAAAAATATCCGACCTTATAAGGATTCCGGCAGGTGTGCAAGTCGAGGAAGATAATATCATCGTCATCAACGGCAAGGACTATAGCATTAAGCAGATTCAGGTAATCACCGATGGGACGCCGCCGTATAAGCTGATAACGCTTAACAAGGAGCGGGCATGACAAGTATAAACGATTTTGCCAAGGCAGTAGCGGACGCACTCGAAGATTACAGTCTTGAAGTGGCAGAAGCAGCAAAGGAAGCTGTTGACGAAGTTGCCAAAGCCGCTGACCAAGAAATTAAAAAGCACATAACTTTTAAAGACCGCACAGGCGATTACAGGAAAAGTATGCGCATGAAGGTATCATATGATGGTCCATACGATCGTCGGGTAACTTGGTATGTTAAAAAACCGCACTACAGGTTGACCCACTTGTTAGAAGATGGGCATGGTTTGCCCGAAGGATATGTATCACGTGACGGTACTAATGTGCTAAGAGACGACGGCACTTATGGGGTGAAAGCTTACCCGCATATACGGTATGGCGAGGAATATGTAAAAGAAAATCTTGAAAAGGCGGTGAAACGGCGCATTGAGCAGATTAAGCATTGATGGATTACTTCAAGAAGCGGGCTTCTCACCCGACAGGATAGCCGAGAACTGCTTCGGCAAGCCCACTCCGCTTCCTTTTACCGTGTATATCTACGGAAAAACTTCGCCGTTCTGTGCCGATGATAAAGCGCTCGTAAAATATCAGGATATAACTATAGAGCTGTACACCGATATGCGTCGAAATCAGAAGCTTATTGACGACATATGCGAGGTGCTTAACAAGTATGAAATAATCTACGAGATTTCGGAGGACTACATAGAATCCGAAAGAACCTACAGGGTATCATTTTATTTTAAGGAGATGTTATAAATGGCAGATGCAGAAGTTAAGAAAAAGCCGAAAGTTATGTACGGACTTAAAAATATACACTACGCCATACTTACCAAGGCTGAGGATGGCACAGTAAGCTATGGCACTCCCATTCGCTTTCCAGGAGCAGTGAATCTTGCGCTGAGTGCAGACGGTGAAACGACCGAGTTTTACGCGGATGATATGGTCTATTATTCTGTTGAGCAGAATAACGGCTATACTGGCGACTTTGAAGCCGCACTTGTACCGGATGATTTTATAATCAACGTCCTCGGTGACGAAAAGAACGCCGACGGCATACTCTATGAGGTCGCCGGAGTTGAGACAAAGCACATTGCCTTACTCGGCGAGTTTGCGACCGATGCCGTTGCTAAGAGGATTTGTCTGTATGACGTATTATGCGGCAGACCGGATATCTCCCACAAAACCAAAGAGAAGACAAACACACCGCAAACTCAGAAAATGTCTATCACCGCAAGACCAATAGAAATCAACGGTAAAAACTATGTTAAGTGCAGTACTACGCCGGAGACATCAGCTGACGCATACAATAATTTTTTCAAATCCGTTAAAATGCCGGGAACGACAACAGCGTAACAGCAGCAAGGAGGACACATGGAAAAGACTATAAATATCGGCAATAAGCCGGTGCGCTTTAAAACAAACGGTCTTGCCTTGCTGATCTATAAAAGAGAAACAGGTCGGGACTTGATTCCCGATCTGTTTTCACTTTGCGGCGGCAAGAAGGAAATTGAAGACGTCAACGCGGGAAAATCCGTGGACATTGAAAAGCTTGACGTTGAGGCGATTATGAATATCGCTTACGTCTTTGCGCGTATAGCGGATAATAATATCGACGCGCGGGATGAATGGCTTGCATCTTTTGATTCCTTCCCGATTTCCGACGTCATAGAGGAGCTTATCCCGCTGGTTATAGAGTGCATAACAACGGACGCGAAAGTAAAAAAACAGTTGGCGACGGCGGGTCTGAACCAGAAAGCGAAGTTTTCAAAACGGAAAAAGTCCTTCTGGCTGCCACGCAAGCGGGCTTGACCGTCGCCGATTTTGAACATATGTCTATAGGCATGGTATTCGGCTACATAATCGAGTACGCCAATGCCATTGAGGAAGCGCGTGAAAACAGTGGCAACGGCGGCGAGGAAGTACGGCAGGCAACAGCTGAGGACTACATAGCATTTTAAATCTTGGGAGTTAATATGGCTACGAAAATACAGGGCATAACAATTGAAGTCGGCGGCGATACTTCGCCGCTTGCAAAAGCGTTTGAATCGGTCAACAAGGTTATATCGTCAACTCAGACTGAGCTTAGACAGGTCGAAAAAGCTTTGAAGCTTAATCCGAGCAGTACTGAGTTGCTAACGCAGAAGCAACAGCTTTTATCTGAACAAGTCAAAAACACGTCCGAAAAAATAAGCAAGCTGAAAGAAATCGAACAGGAAGTCCAAAAGCGCCGCGAAGCTGATCCGACAAACAAAGACCTTGCACAGCAGTTGAGAACTGTTCAGCGTGAGTTGTCCAATACCGAAGCGGGCTTGCAAAAGCTCCAAACCGAGTATAAAGACACTGAGGGCACGCTGAAAAACCTTAATCAAACGGTTGACGACGGAGCGGGCAAGCACCGAACCTTCAAAGACCGCCTGGCAGGAGTTTTTCAGGGCTTGAAAGACTTTGTTACCGGCAACCACGATGCGGCAGGAGCGGTGGAAACATCGGCAACTGAACTCAACTCAAAACTTGAAATATGGGATAAGTTTTCAAGCGTTGTCGCCAACGCCGCACAAAAGCTATTTGACTTTGTTTCAGGTGCGGCACAGAAAGCCGACGACCTCAACACACTTGCAAAAGTAACCGGACTGACGACCGAGGAAATTCAGAAGCTTCAGTATTCCTCAAGCTTTGTTGACGTCGATTTTGATACCCTTTCCTCTTCGCTTTCGCGCCTAACAAAGGGTATGAGCGACGCTCAGCGTGGAACAGGTGAGGCAAAGTGGGCGCTTGATGATTTGAGGATATCGCTTATTGATAACCACGGTCAAATGAAAAGCAACACCGAGGTTTTCTATGAGATAATAGACAAGCTCGGCAAAATCGAAAACGTCACCAAACGTGATTCCCTTGCTATGGCTATCTTCGGCGAATCGGCTCAGAAGCTCAATCCGCTTATTATGGCAGGCTCAGAACAACTCCGAGCCTTGGGAATTGAGGCTGAAAACGCCGGAATCATAATGTCGCAGGACACGCTTGACGGAGCTAATCAACTTAACGACATTTTAGATAAGCTTAAGCTTACTATTGCCGGAGTTGCGGCGGCTGCCGGTGCTGAACTCGCCGGAAGCATGGTAACATTTTTTGAAGCTATAACGCCGTTGATTCTTGCACTTGCCAAAGTGATAGCACTTATCGGAAAAATTCCGCCGCAGGCGCTAATAGTAATCGGCATCATTATAACCGCCGTTACCGCGTTCATGAAAGTCACGCAAGCAGTCTCGGCGGCAAAAGGTATGTTTGAAATGATGAACCCTACTATGTGGAAAACTGTAGGAATCATCATGGCGATAGTAACCGCGCTTATAGCTTTGATAGCTTTGATAGTTGTCTTGACTGACAAAACGGAAGACGTCGGAAAGGTCGGAAAAGCGATTGAGGATATGTCTAACGATGTCGGCAGCGTTGATATCAACGGCAGTAAGATACCCCGCTACGCAACCGGCACAAACTACCACCGGGGCGGATTGGCATATATCACCGAATATTCACCAGAACAGCTCAGTTTGCCGAACGGTACAAACATGGTAGTAATGCCGCGCGGCACAAAGGTTAAGCCGAATGTTTCAGGCACTTTAAGCGCCGGAGCGGGTGGCGGAGATGTCTTCAATATCAGCATAAACGCTAACAACGTCAAGGAGTTCAACGACATAATAAGGCTCGCTGAGCGGGCACGACAGGAAAGAAGGGCGATGTAGTGTGGGCATAGAAACAACTAATTATTGGTGTAAGTTGATGTACAACAACTTATATAGCACAAGTGAGGTTACTTCTCCTATTTGTCACGTCAGCTATACAATTCCACCGGGAACTGGGTCATTCAAATTGCCGTATGTCTATTTTGTAAAGACAGAGCGTGCTCTGACAAAGAAACGATTTATCGAAGAAACAGGTATATATGCGGCTGTAAGCGGCTATAACTATGGGCAATATCCAATTTACGGCTTTAATCTTGGTGCGGTTAATACTTATGTGCTGCAAAAGGAAGAAACAGCTATATATACCGTATCGCCATCTTATATAGATATTTACACGATGTATGGTAATATGCCACCATACTATGCTGTGACCTTGGAAGATATTGTATTGTATCCGCAGAATATGTCCCCTTCTGCCTCCGCTGTTGCCGCCGACAAGATAACATTTTCATGGTCAATAGAAAGCATCTCCGGCGAGGACGGCGAAGAGCGATATCAAAAAAGCGCAACGATACAGTGGACCGCAGACGATATAAATATCAATACTGTTGGGGTTGGAGAAAAAATCTACTCTCACGAATTCCCGGCAAATACTTTTCCTTTAAACACTAATATAAAATGGCGGATGAAGATAGTATCGGATGATGATGTCGATTCCGGCTTTACTGACTGGGTGACATTTTCGACCGCCGACGTCGCCGGAACTGTAAGAGGACTATCACCAAACAACACAATTATTGATGACGATGTAATCAACCGGGTATCGTGGCTATACAGCCATCCATACGGCAGACAGCAATCAAAATTCGAGCTTGAAATATCCGCTGATGGTGTAACGTGGCATCCCTTTGCGAGCGAAGAAACCACCTACTGCTACTATGATATTCCAGCTAAAACATTTGCTGCTGGCACTGCGTGGTATCGTGTCAAAGCCTACAGCCAAAGCGGAACAGCGAGCGACTGGGCGGTTGCAAGCGTTACTGTCAGGTCGAAGCCCGCCGCACCGTCGATATTTTCTATAGACGGAAGCATAGACAGACCGACTATCAGCTGGGAAAGCAAAGGTCAGGAGGCATATTTGCTTGCAGTAATCGATTCCGATGGTGTTGTAGTATATAGACACTATGCAGCCTCTCCAGAGCGGTCACATAAAATCGCCGTACGAATTGACAATGGGCAGTATACAGCGATTCTCAGAATCCGGGACAAATATAATTTTGAAAGCCCGACTGCTAAAAGGCAGTTTACCATATCGGCAGAAAAGCCGACGAAGCCGACAATCTCCGGCACGGCGTATGCTACATACAATGTGATATCCTTCCCGAACCTTAACCGTGCGGTGCTTTTGCGGAATGACGTCGCTATAGTGGATATCAGCGGCTTAGATACATATTACGACTATACAGCGCCCCAGGGGTGCGAGTATCGCGTAAGAGCGTTATCTGATACAGCATTTTGTGACAGCGATCCGCTGACTCTCACTGCCGCAGGCAGGAGAATAACTGTTGTACTTGCAGATAATCACGATGTTCGCGTCTGCCTTATCTACAGAGCAAACGCACGTCCGGAACGCTCAACGACTATCGAAGCCGAAAGTTCACTGCTTTATTTCGCCGGTCGGAAAAGCCCAGTCGCAGAATACGGCGAGCATATCACGCGGACTAAAACGCTGTCTTACTCGCTTCGCAAGCGCGAAGACCTTGACACGCTGATATCAATGGTCGGCAATTCGGTTATCTGGAACGACAAAAACGAGCATATGGCGGCAAGTATGTCCGGCATGAGCTACAGCGAGCATAACGGCTATTACGACATATCCCTTACCCTTACCCAGATTGACTACAGCGAGGCGATAGCGTATGAATAATGATATATATAGCGGCGGCTCCCGCAAGCTTACTTTCAGATACGATATCATACGCGGACTTGTCAAAATCGGTGAGGCTGATGTAATAAGCTGTTCTATCAATTACGATTCCGAGGCTACAATCAAGCGCACCGCGAAGTTCAAACTGTCGCACGATATAAACTTCGACTTTTTAAACGACAAGCTCCGCGCTGTTATGATATCTGACGGCACTGAATACGCGCTCGGCACATTCATACTATCAACGCCGACGCTAAGCCAGGATTCCTCCTCAGCAAGCTATTCCGCCGAAGCATACGACACAACAATCATCTTGAGGGAAGACTGCTTCACGGAGCGGGCTTACTTCCCTGCCGGCGAAAAGTACGACAACATAATAAGCAGTATCTTGATATCTGCCGGAATCACCGACTACCGCATACCAAATATCGATGTTAGGCTTCAGGCTGATCGCGAGTTTGAAATCGGTACACCAAAGTTAGAAGTATGCAACACACTTTTGGATGAGGCAAACTATAATCCGATTATCGCGGACGAATACGGACAGATTACAACGTCCAGATATACTGCTCCGTCCATTGCTACGGTAAACCGCGAATACTGTGACGATGAATTAAGCGTTATATCGCCGATTCTGGAATCGGAGGCGGATTACTACAACGTTCCGAACGTGTTTATAGCGTGCTGCAATAATCCCGAAATGGAGCGGGAATATTACAGCGTTTTTGAAAACGACAGTCCAAGTTCCAAGCTGTCAACAGTCTGCCGGGGAAGAAAAATAGTAAGTGAGGTTTACAAACCTGACTGCATTGAATCCCCTGAGGCTCTTGACGAATACGTCCGGCGGAAAGCTTCGGAAGCCTCGGCGGTGTTTGATAAGCTTAAAATCAGCACAACTCTAATGTCGGGGCATGGGTATCATGATATCATCCATGTGAGCTGTAGGGATATATCCGGGATATATCTCGAAAAATCGTGGAGCATGGATCTGAAAGCGGGCGCGCTTATGTCGCATGACCTTGTGGGGGTGTATCAATATGATTTATGACGGTCTTTTTACAGATACATCAGCCTCGAAAAAGGAAGAGCCAAACACCTTTTTAGCCGAAATTGACGGAGTTTTTGAGGACGGCGTATCGCTTATCATCAACGGCAAAGCAACCAAAAAGCATTATCTTGTAAATACGTCCTGCACATACCGGAAGGGCGACCGGGTAAAGGTCACAAAAATAAGCGGGACTTATTTAGTCGATTATAAAATCGGAAAACCAATATAAGAAGGAGTGAAAAAGATGAGCTACGCTATTAAAGACTTGAAACTTGACGTTTACAAGGAAAGCCGAGTAAAGCCGATCGTCACGAAGCAGTATGACGTAAACTCGCGCTTTTTGCGAGTACAGCTTACAAGTGACGGCGAGCCTATAGCGATTGAAAGTGAAGATTATGTAGTAATCAACGCTCAAAGATCAGACGGTCAGGAAAAGTCTTTCAGAGGCACTGTGGATGAAGATGGGCGGGCACTTGTACCTATAACACACTGGATTCAGGAGATTAACAATTATGTGGTGTGCAGCATTTCCGTCATTGATGGTAAAATGCGCCGAAAGCTTACATCATCCTCTTTTGAGATAATTCCGGAATCAGCCGAGGTTACAAATCAATACTTGCCGGAGGATGATAGCTACGACATACTTGTAAGCCTGATAAGCGATTGTAACAACATCAAAGGTGATTTGGATACAATTACAGCAGAGGCTATCGAAGCAGCTGAAAAAGCTGCCGAAGCAACTGACAATGCCGTAAAAGTCACTACAGAATTGACGAGCTTGATGTCAAACATTGAACAAAAACTAAGTGAAAAAATGCCGAACTATACAATCGGGGACGGTCTTGCAGTAACTGACGATACGCTTCATGTTACGCTTGATAGTGATGTTTTAATAGCAACAGGTGAAGAAATAACCGAAATGCTTAGCGAGGTGTTTGCGGGGTAATACCCCGTGCCTCGTTTGCATATAAAAACAAATTTTTAGGAGGAAAAAGATTATGGCATACGATGAAACAAAACTTACGAGACTTGCAGCACTTAAGGCACTTGCGGAAAAGGTTAAGACCATGATCAGCGCAGTTCAGACGAAGGTTAAAGCGCTCGAAAATGCCGACTTCCAGACAGGTACACAAGTTAATACCGCTATAACCACAGCGATATCAAAGACCAAGCACGCTTCGTTCAAAGAGGTTGACTCCGTTCCTGAGGCTTCTGAGGCAGAGGAAAATATCCTATACCTTGTGATGAACTCCACCACTAACCATTATGACATTTACGCAAAGGTGGGCACTAAGGTTGTTTTACTGGATGATACCACCATTGACCTTTCGGGCTATGTGCAGAAGGTAAGCGGCAAGGGGCTATCTACGAACGATTACACCACTGCTGATAAGACCAAGCTTGATGGCATGGTTATTGCAACTGACGCAGAAGTAACCGAAATGATTAACGCGGTGTTTGCATAAGCCTATTACATATAAAACAAATTCTTTAGGAGGAAAAAGCTCATGGAATACGATGAAACAAAACTTACAAGACTTTCATCACTTAAAGTCCTTGCAGAAAAGATTAAGGCTAATATTATAGGCATTAAAGGCACTGGCGAAGGTTCCAATATTTTTAATATGATGAGTGGCGAGAAATCTAATGTTGCGTCTGGAGATTATTCTCATGCTGAGGGTTATAACACAACTGCTTCTGGAGATTACTCTCATGCTGAAGGTAACTATACATATGCTGAAGGTAGCCACTCACATGCTGAGGGTAAGAACACGTGGGCTGGAAAGAGCGACAGCAATAATGGCTGTGCGCACGCAGAAGGAAGCGACACGCACGCCGAGGGTGACTATTCACATGCTGAGGGCGCTGGTACAAAAGCAACAGGCAACTATTCACATGCTGAAGGTAGTGGCGCAGAGGCATCAGGTAATGCCGCACACGCCGAGGGATTTGGTTCAATTGCATCAGGTAGTGGTGCACATGCCGAAGGTGGTGGCAGTGCAAGAGCCTCTGGCAGTGGCGCACATGCTGAGGGCGCTGGTACAAAAGCAACAGGCAACTATTCACATGCTGAAGGCACTAATACAGAAGCATATGGCCAAATGTCTCATGCTGAGGGCGCTGGTACGGTTGCAGTTGGTAGTTGTTCACACGCTGAAGGCGCGGGCACAATTGCACCAGGCCAATCTGCACACGCAGAAGGCGAGTACAATAATGTTGGCACGCCGACCTCAGATGGGCGCGGTGAATTTTTACATATAGCAGGCAACGGAACCTCTAACGATGCACGTTCAAACGCATACACTCTAGACTGGGACGGAAACGGATGGTATGCAGGCACGGTGGAAGCAGCCGCGCTTATTCTCAGGTCATCCACTCCCGATTCTACTAAACGCTTTAGAATTACTGTTGATGACTCCGGTGCTATTGCAGCAACTGAAATAGTTCCGGAAACAGCAGCTTAAGACATAGGGGGATGATTTAATGCAATTGATTCTATCAGGCGAAAAAATAATAGCCATAGCAGGGGTTATCACAGCTCTCGGCGCGATATTCGGCTTGATTTTTTCCGTTTACCGCTGGTATCTGAAGCAGAACCGGCAGGATGAAGAAATAGCACGAATCCAGAAGGAAAACTCCTTGATTTGCTTCGGCTTATCCGCTTGTCTGGACGGTCTTATACAGCTTGGAGCAAACCACGACGTAACCAAAGCCAAGGAAAAGCTGGACAAGCACTTGAATCAGTCAGCACATGGGCAGGAGTAAAGCAAACAGCGGGAGCGGGCGCAGGAAGCGGGAGTTTTCAAAAATAATATTTGCCTGCGCCGCCGGTCTGACCGCCGCAGTAACTATTTTTACCTTTGCGGCGGTATGGAAGACCGGGGACTTATCCCCGCTGGCATACCTCATCCCGGCGGTTTTCGGGGAGCTGGCGACTGCTACCGGCTTTTACTACAGCAAGGCGAAAGCCGAGAACAGAATCAAGCTCCGCAAGCAGTACGGAGCTGAGATATTTAACGATGTAAAGGAGATTGATGAAGATGACGAATGCAACTGATTTAACGCCGGTGATAGAGGCAGTTATCGCTTTATGCGTGGCGCTGGTAACAACCTTTTTGATTCCGTACATAAAAAGCAAGACCACCAAGGAGCAGCAGGACAAAATCAACAGCTGGGTAAAAATAGCCGTTGCCGCCGCAGAACAGATGTACAATGCTCCCGGCAGTGGGACAGACAAGAAAAGGTATGTACTGCACTTTTTAGAATCTAAAGGATTTACCATTGACGCAAATTCGCTTGACAACATGATTGAATCGGCTGTATATGCTTTGAAGGGAGGCGGCACAGATGGCGGTACAGATTAAGGGGATTGATATTTCAAAGTATCAAGCACATACCGATGGACGTACTAAGGTTGATTTTGTGAAGCTTAAAAGCCTTGGTTACAAGTTCGTTATCCTTCGTGCCTCAATAGGTAAGTCAAAGGACAAAGCCTTTGAGAGCCACTACGCCGCCGCAAAGGCTGCCGGGCTGCATATAGGCGCATATCACTATCTCAAAGCTAAGACGGTTGAGGAGGCCCTCGCAGAAGCTGATTTCTTCCTTAAAACCATCAAATGCAAGCAGCTTGATTATCCGGTATGCCTTGACATCGAAAACAGTGTCCAAAAGCTGTTAGGCAAGAAAAAGTGTACCGATATCGCGCTTGCCTTTTTGCAGAAGGTCGAAGCTGCCGGATATTATACTATGCTTTATTCCGGCGCGAACTTCATAAAAAACTATCTTGATATGAACAGGCTTAGGCACTTCGATGTGTGGTTGGCTTGCTATACGTCTGAGGCGAGACGGAAGGAGCTTTATAAGCATGATATCTTGGGCATATGGCAGTATAGCTCATCTGTGGTTCTACCCGGGGTGTACTCCGGGCGGCTGGATCAGGATGTGGCTTATAAGGATTATGCGAAAATAATCACGAGTAAAAAGTTGAATAGGCTATAAAGAGCAACCGCCCCGGAGCTGAAAAAGACTACTGGGGCGGGGTAATTTTCGAAAATATCAACAATTATTTAAAAATTTTTTGTGAGCATTGACAAATCACTTCTTATTTGCTTGACAGCAACTACAAACAAAGTATATAATTAAGTTGAAAAGAATGTTGAAAAAGTTGAAATGAATGTTGAAAAAGTTGAAAAGAATGTTGAAACAAGTTGAAATATGCTATAAAATGCAAAGTTAATATACTTGATGATGTATACGAATGGATATTGTTAACAATTTCCTTGATTTGACATTTTTTATCTCTGCAGGAACATAATATATAGGCAACCATCCTGTGGCTAAATGTTTTTAGGCTTATATCTTTTCATTTTTTGCTTCCCTTTATGAAATAGCTTTTAGTTGCAGGAGGATTTGAACTTTTGTTTCTAAAAGGAGAAATGAGGTATGTTTATGATTGACAAAAAGTTTGACACTGCTTTTAAAGCTGCTCAAAAAATAAACAAACTGCTTGTCGATTTATATGGCATCATGGATGAAACGTATGTTGACCTCAACATACTTGTAGAATGTGTTAGACAGTTTGCTGACTATGCTTCAATTCGTATACGCACTCAATCGTTTTCAGCGCTTTTGAAGAATTTACCGGCATTAAATAATTCTAAAGGCTCTAAATATAGCTATGGTGCTATGTTAAGCACAACAGAGCAGAACGGCAAAAAAGATGCTACAATAGTTATCAACAGTGATTATTCCCCGGAAATTCAGAGGTTTTCAGTTGCGCACGAGCTCGGCCATCTTATTACAGAGGTTCCCAATTTTGTATATGAAACTGCAAATGATGGCTCATTTACGCTTAGCGCTTATACAAATCCTGATATTACATTCTTACAAGAACAACAGTATCTGCATAATAATTATATGGTTGCAGAGCAGGTAGCTAACATTTTTGCTCTACTGGTTTTAATTCGAAAAGATATAAGAATTAAAGACTTGACCGATTTGGGAGTGCAAAAATTAAGTGCGCAGTATGGCGTTACCACAGAAGCTATATATTCTCGCATGCTATTGACAAACATTAAACCTCCAGTAGTTAAAACAACGATATAAAATATGCAGGAGGAATATTGATGACTAATGACCCTGAGTCTATTGGTACCACGATTGAGCATCCTGCAGAAGTGACTAATGATGCAACATCGCCATCTCTTCAAATATCTGATAAAAATGTTTTCGGAGCACCGTCGTCAGATGGTCTTAATAGCATAGACTATGATGTTAAACGAAAACAACTTGAAATTATAGCTTTATCTGATCAAGCGTATCGTGAAATTACAAAAGACATTATTGGCAAAACTGATACTCATCTTAAAACGCTTATTGATAGCAAAAAACCAATAAGAGAAAAAACATTGTCGTATATCCGATGGTTTTTAGTGGCTCAGTTTGTTGTTCTTACTATAATAATTCTCTTGAGTTCGTCAAAATGTTTCGATATCAGTACCACAGTAATTACTACATATATAGTATCTGTTTTCGCTGAAACCCTATCAGGCCTTATGGCTATCATCCACTTTGCGTTTGATAATACACAGGAAGTGAAATTGATTGGGGTATTGAATAAAATAGTAAAACGTTTTCAAAAGTTTGGTGATATTAGAGACAAGGAAGAATAGAAACAACAGAATGACAAAAAGGGATTTTAAAATCAAAACTATTATCACTTAAACCTGTTGATGTCCCCCTGATTTCATTGAAATCAGGGGTAAAATTATATAACAATGAGATATTTAAGATTTATATAAGTCACTGCAAGTTTTTACTTTGCAGCGGCTTGCTTCATATCAGGCTAAATCTTTCATACGTTCACTACACACATTACTACACATTTTTATAGCTTTTTTCAGTCATTTTTAGATTTTATCAGCAGCTACAAAAACATGAGAAAACCCGCATAAATGCTCAATTTGCAAGCATTTATGCGGGTTTTTGCTTTGGCGGAGAAAGAGGGATTTGAACCCTCGCGCCGGAAATCCCGACCTACTCCCTTAGCAGGGGAGCCCCTTCACCACTTGGGTATTTCTCCATGCAATGAATAAACAATCACTA